AATTTTAACAAAACTTTTTTTTGTTCAACAAAATATTAAGCATTAAAAAAGGGCTATGATAATGAAACCATAACCCCTTTTCTGAGTTCAACACCATGAACACAATTACGGTTCGAACTCATTTAATAATACATACGATACGTAAGTTTGTTTTCCCGTTATCCACGCTTCACGATACCATTTCATTTGATCGAGGTACTTTTCCCTTTCGTTTATTACTTGACAACCCGCAGACCAACCCCCTATGATCCATTTAACCACTTTTAAGCTATTTAAACTAAAATTATAAGTATTGGTATGATAGTTAATACCGTAGTACCCCTCGTAAACTTTACCGATCTCTTCGCTTTTTTTATTCATGTTTCCGTCCCTATGAATTTTAACTTTTGCCCCTACCTGACGTAAGGCTGTCATTTTACGTCTATGTAGTCCCCAACTCCAAACGTCATAATACCACTCGTCGGCTTTTAGTATAGCTGTACCGATTTTGCTATATTTTCTAAAACCCCCCGTTAAAATAGTTGTACTTGCGTTTGTAGTTCCTGACATTACACGAATAAACTTTTCCCCCTCATACTCATAAAACTTGTCGTCGTATCTGTCTGCCTGATCCTCATTTGATCTAACCCCTATTATCCAACGACCTTTCGGAATTTTATTAAAACTATCTAAACTTTTAACCTTATCTAGTAATTGTTTGTCGGTGTATTTCCTTACGTTAGTTTTCATAAAAAGAATTTAAAGAGTCTGTAAACTATTAATAAAATTAAAATTATTAAAAAAGAAATTAGAATTATTCCACCCCATTTTTTAAAGTCATTTTCTTTTTTTGCTTCATAATATCGGATCGGAATTTTACGTTCGATTATCTTTTCAACGAAAATAGTATCACACGTCCCCTCAATAAAAACCGAGTCATGAACTGCGTACATTTTTATTTTTAATCTCTCCTTTTCAACTTTTATCGTGTCCCTAAGTTCGAGCAAAAAACTATCAATTTGAAAAAAGCTATCAACCGAAATTTTAGGTACTTCGATCCGAATTGTATCAACCATTTTTATCGTGTCTTGCGTGTGAACGTGAGGGTATTTTTTTACTAATCTCGCATGACGTTTTATAGGATCACAACTAACTAAAAAAGTTAGCGAATACACAAAAAATAATATAATACCTAATTTTTTTACCATTATTTTCACTTTCTGAAAGCCTTGCTATCAAAGGGCTAGAAGCCGTTTCGACGAACTATCTTTTTTGATATACTATATCCCGAGAGTACACTAAATCGCTTAAACACGCTAAAAACAGCCTTAAATTAAATTTAACCTTTTTTCTCGTTTTTACCTAAAATTACGACTTTCTTAACTTAGAAACAGCGTCGATTACTGACTGTCCCCCGATGTAAATTAAAGCCACATTTACCCACTCAACCGACTCGATTTTTCCGAACCCTACAAAGAAACTAGCCACAATAAAAACACTCAATTTTTTACTTACAAAGTACCCTAGAAATTTATCAATTTTTGCTTTCATAATTATTTTTTTAAACCATTTTCCGCTAATAAACTAACTAGCGAATTTACATTTTCAGTTAAATTTTTTACGTTTTTACTTAGGTTACAAAGTTCCAAAGTTGTACGTTCTTCAATTCGTTTTATGTCGTTTTCTTGTTGCTTTGCAACTAGATCAATTCGACCTTTATTTTTTCCCGTATCTTCCACAACCTTTTTTAAATCTGTAATTAAACGAGATATAAAATATCCTATTATTAGGATCATAAACCCAATAATTGAACTATACGTAGTTAATAAAGTTTCGTCCATTTTTAACCTTTTTTAAGTTTGAGTCATACTCGTAAATGTACGTAAAAATAACTCAAACGAACTCTCGGTAAAAACAACACCCTCGTTGTCCTCTACATTACCCGCATCTATATCGTTAACAGAAATATACAATTCCCCACCACTAGCCTGATTGTGAATAGTATATCCCGTCTTTGCTCTTGGTTTACTAGCTTCTAAATAAGTAATAGAAAAATAGCTTTGATTAAGCGGAATATCCAAAATTACTAGTTCGGGGCCTCCGTCATCGACAATAATGTTTAAGTATCTTTCTTTTCTTTCAAATGTGTATTGCATTTTTTGGTTTTTTTAATTAATAAAATGTTCTTTTGTTTTTTGTTTTGTCCCCAACTACACAAGTTAAAACAGCCTTACGTTGAAACTGATCTAAATAATCTATTTCGGGGCTTTCTTGTACTGTAACGGGAACGTCTTGTATTTCGTAGCTGTTATTAAAAGCGTTATAATCTGATATAAACATATCATTCTCACTTAATAAATATAAGTCCGTTAATCTTTTTAAAGTTTCATTTGTGTACGGATCTGTTTTTATTGTGTAAGTATCTAAGTTTTCACGTACAACCGTTCTAACCGTTCTATCCTGATAAATTAAGTTATCAATTTCCATGTTTGGCTGTCTGTCCCCTATAAAACCATAAAACCGAATAGTATCTTCGACCATTGAATTAGTGAAATTTATATCTTCGATAGCTTGTTTTAAATTTAAGAAAACTCGTATTCTCGCAGTACCTAAAGCCCTTTCGATAGAATACTCTTTTAAATCATAAGTACCCCAAGTAAAATTACCCGTCATACCTCCGATAGTATAAGCTATTTCTATTTTATAACAACCCTCTCCGTCGCTAGATAATACGTCCCTCCAATAAATAGTCCTATAAATTGCGTTAGGCTCGTTAGGGAACGTTATAATCGATATAGGGTACGATGTAGGCTGTCCGTCCTTAGTTAATAAAATAGTAGCTGAGTCGCTAGGATCTGAAAGTTTTACCCATGCTGACGTAATATCGTTTTTCCATGTATCTGTTGACGTTGTACTCGCTAAGACTAATTGAGTTTCGCAACATTTAAAAAAGCCTCTGTCCTCTTCCATAAAGACCTGAGGTAATTGAATACTATCGTACTCCGAAAATATACGTTCTTCAATAGGAATACACACACAAACACCCTCTTCGACTGTAATAGCTAAACCCACTATTTTTGTAGTAAAAATTAAGTCAATAGGGCAACCTATATCCTTTGTAGGGCTAGGCGTTGTTTCAGCTAAAAAAGGTGCTAACGAACCAACAGCCCCGCTTATTACCCATTGTCCTGAATTTACTAAGGTCGAGTCAGCACGAAACCAAAGATAATAAACTACCGAATTGTAAATAAAAGCATACGTTGGTCTGTTATTAAAAATAATTCCACTAGCTGAAATATTTTCGCTATAAGGATCTTCGCCATGATTTAGTATTCCTAGTAAAATACAGTCGCAAGTTTCTAAACACTCACGAGTTAACATATCCGAAATATAGGCATTTGAAGGAATACCAACAATTTCGGGATCGCCCTCAGTAGCGGGACAATTTACGTCTACTTTCCACGTAGCGATATTGTTAGATTGATCCCCTATTATTGGCGACATTACCCAAAGTTGTTCAGCGGTTTGCCACCACCAATAAAATATCGTACCGTCGTCGTGTTCAAATAAATACACACACTTTCCGTTATACGAATCTTCTTGAGCAACCAAAGGGACGATATGACCTACCCCCGTATCGCTATTAATATACTGTATTTCTAAACAACAACAATCCGACATGATTAAAATTTAGTTAATTTTTGGTACGTATGCTGACATAATATACCAATATTATCGGTAAATTCTAAACTTTGCCCTGAGTCATTTCTTAAAGCAAAATAAAAGCCACCTAAAACAAAAGGATCGCTTGCCCCCGCTGTATAAGATATGAACGACTCCTGAACTCCCGAAACGTCAGGGTTTCTTTGTATCACTATTTCTGATCCAATTATTGTGTCGTTAGCAAACCTACGCAAACTTAGTGCATAAGAATTAATAGAACCCGTTACGATACCAAAATTTACTCTAAATTTGTGCTGTATTCTTTGTCCTTCATAGGCTGTACCGTCATAAGGTACTAAAACATGATCTCCCGCTGCCAAATTTACCCCCGTAAATAGGTTTATTCTAGTACCGTTTAAACTACCTAAAGTATTAGTTATTGATACTGAATTACACGAACTTTCAGAAGCACAAAACCGTATCGTTTCCGCACCGTTAGGGTTTAATGGCGATCCTAAGTTATGTAAAACATTTACTCCTAAAGCACTTAAAGTAGCCTCATGCGTTGCTATCCAATCTGTAACCGTAGTTTGTAGGTCGGTGTTAAAAGTTGCTAAATATGGTGTACCGTCCACAAAAATATTCGCTGCCCCTCCCGTACCCGTTAGCGTTAGATCAATTCCGTAAGATATATTGTATTCGTCATACGTAGTAGTTCCACCCGCTACTTTATCCGATACATTATCAAAAAATGTAAACCCATTAGCTACACTATTGTCGGGCAAAGTTTGAGGCGTAGGAATAGTCGCACTCCATTGAGTCGATCCCATGTTAACACTTGCTAAGTCCTGAGTATTTGCGAACTCTGTATCTAACCCCGTTCCCGTTGTTTTTATTATTTGATCGGGTTCGGTTGCCCCTACTAAGGGCAAGATATAATCTTTTACTTGTACCTCTCCGTTACCTACTCTGAGCCAATCCATACCCGTTGAAGGATCTTGTACCACAAAGTCGTTTTGAGGTCTTATAGTAAATATATCTAAATCGCAATATATCCAATTTGCAACACCCGTAGGATAACCCGTTGCCCCACTTCTTACAAAATTTAAAGTATCATCTAAAGTAACCACTCTTGGATTGGATATTGTACCGTCCTGAGTATAGATATTTGCCGAAGATCCCCCAACAGTTATCCATGCTGTATTCCCTAACCCGTCAGTAGCCAAAACTTGACCATTTGTACCGTCTGCAATCGGTAAATAATATGAGTCTTTTATTTTTATTTTTTCGTTTTCAATAGCAAACCAAATGTTAGTATTATTACTCGCACGAATCTCAAACGTATTTTGTCCCGCACTTGTATTGTTCCTTAATCTAAAAGAAGCGTTTACTTCCCCTAACCCTGACGTAACTACTTCAAATGTTCTTAAAGAGTCCGCGTCAGTACCTAAAGATAACGTCCTAGAATTACCTCCGACTTCCCTATCCGTAGCTAGTTGACCGTTGTCGGAATATAAATTAACCTGAATTATACCCGCATTAATTCCCGCCTTAATTGTAGATCCTAAGATCTTCGCAGTTTGATAGTTTGCACCGTCAAAATAGTCGATGTCGTAATAGTCGTCGTCGCCAAATGTTAATCTTTCTAGTGCGTATTGGTTTATTTTAATTCCCATGATTTTATGCTTTTATTTTGTCAATATCTAAAGTCGTTATTTTTATTTCGTCGTCTGTTGTTATCTTTGTGGTGTCCTGAAGATCAAAACAACCCTCTTTTATTTTTGCTGTTATTTTTACTCCATTTGTTAAGTCAATTTTTGAACTATCAAAGAAACACTCCATTACCGCAGTATCAACGCTAGGATAACTCACTTGTATAACTAACCCCGCTAAAGGTGTTAAGGGGTTCGACGTATTGTTATCAAAAGGCACAACCGTCGAACATATCCACCTTTGCGAAGCCTCTTTTGGCTCTATTGTTAACATACCCCAAACTTTTATCGTGTCCCACGCACCCGTTAATTTAACATGAGTCGATTTTATTCTCATTAATTCCCCGCTAGGTATTACCGAAACAACGCTACTATCTAAGTCCCTAATCAATTCAATAGACGAATTAATATAGTCGTCATTATTATAGGGGTTATCGATAAACTCGTTTGAATGAGTATAAGCCAATCCGTCATCAATTAAAGATAGTTTTATTCTTAAAACCCAATCTGCCAAATTATCGTACTGTTCCCAATTTTGGGTTTGGTTTGGGTAAAAGTCAACGTTCGCATTTGCCTGAGAAAGCCAATATCTCCAATTTAAGACGAAAGGATAATAAATTGATACTCCATACTCGGACGGTGAATTATCTACGCTAGGATCTAATTTTAGTAAAGCGTCTTGTTTTACCGATGTAGTTGGTAAAATTGTAACAATACTTTGAGTTTCGTTAAGCAGTAATTGACCTAACCCCGATGTTTGAACACCCGCAAATGAAAAGTTTGTTTCTTGCAAAGTGAAATCTTGTTCAGTTACTAGGTTATAAGCCTCAACCCTAACTTGAAAAGACTCATAAATACCGTTATATTGTAGTCTAAAATTACCGTAATATGCGATATCGTCCTCAGTATCAGCCTTAAAACCGACCTGATTACCGCTTATCTCAGTTATATTTTGGCTGTGATCTAAGAAACCGTAATCGTTTATCATAGGCAAAGCCCCACCAACAGGGGGTTCGCAAGTTAATTGATCCGCATAGGCTAATAAATTAATATTTCTACATTTTACCCAAACATAAAACAGCCTGTCGTCGTCCTCTCTTGCCGACATAAAAGTATTAAAACTAGCGTTTGGCGTAAATCTTATATCAATAGTCGTTTGAGTTCCTACAACCGCAGTACTTAATATCTCAATAGTATATCCCGCCCCTGACGAGTTTAAAGGACTATTAAGCGTCGTTGTCGCTATGTTAGTAGTTTCTACTATCATAGTAATAGGAATCTGCGAAGAGGATAAATTTTTATAGTAGCTGTCGTCAATAGATCTGTAACAAGCCCCGATACCGATATCTAAGTCAGTTCCCTCAACTACGATAGTATGCTCACTAGGTACGCAGTAATCTAATTCGTCTATACCCTGAACTAAGCTAGAGTCAGCGATTGACGTATTATTAGCTTCATTAAACCAACCCGTATTTCCGTTTTCATCCAAAGCAAAAACTGATCTATCAAAAGGTTCGCCCGATAAACTAGCCCATTCGCCCTTAACATAAAGTTTTAAGCAATTTCCAAAGTCAAACCATGAAGAGTCGTAAACTCCTGAGTTAATTACCTCTATTTGTATTTTATGAGTATTCCAAAAGTCCGAATTATCCGCACCTCTGTAAAGACTAACACTTTCTAAAAATTGACCTGATTGATTACCAACAGCATTTCCGACAATAGTTTGCCCGACTGTCATAGCTTCTACATTTGAAAAAGTAAACCGACTAACCTCTCCGTCAATTAAACTAAATTGACTACCAACTATATTGTTTAAAGAATGATTAACTAAAATATCCAAATCGTCCCTACGTCTAGCGTCCTGAAAAGTTATTGGGGGTACTGTTGGCGATCCGTAGGCATCTAAAGCGTAAAACACCATAAATTCCCCAACTGTTGTATCGATCCACGTAGGAAAAGAACCAAAGTCGCAATTTACATTATCAACGTAAACTATTATAGTCGTGAAAGCATTTACAGCCCCACCGCCTGAATTATATTTTATGCAACGCACATAATCGCCAACTCTAAACCCCTCATCTACCCAACCGATAGTCGGACTTGTTAAGACGTTTAATGACGGATCTAAAGTCATAGGGTTATTAACCGTAGTATTACGAATAATAGACCGAATATTCATTTCTACCGAAACCTTGTCCCCCGCATTACTCTTATAAAAACTCGTTACGTTAGAGTTAAAGTCTGTATAGTCAGTATTTATGATCTGTATAGGCATATTTATTGCGGTTTGTTATACTTATTTAGTAAATTTTCAATACCTTTAAAGTCGCCTTTTTTCATACCTCTTAACATTTCATGGGTTTCAGCATGATACATTTTTACTTTGTCGTAAGTTTCAGGGGGTAATTTTGCGAATGCGTCGTCTTGTAAACTTAACATTTTGTTAAGGTATTTTTCCATTTCCTTAGCTTGTTTTTTTATCTCTTCACTCATTACCCTAGCTGTTTAATGTTACTATTTCGACCTTTCCTTGTGCATAGTTGTAAGGTTCTTTGTACGATATAATCGCTTTACTTTGTTCGTCAATATAGTTGATCGAAAGTATTTCACAAAGTACCCCATTAATAAACGCGAAATTGTTATCTAGCAAATTTACGAAATCTGACGAATTTAAACGAATTGCAACCTCATTAAATATTTTATATCCGTTTATTTGAATCTCATTTATAGTATGATATTTTCTGTATATCTCACTAGCCTTAATATAATTGGTATAATCTGCGTTTTGTTTTCCCGTTGATTTTTGCGCCCATAAAACTTTCGTAACACTATAAAATTGCGACGATATTTGAGTAACTCCTAATCTATCTCCGACAATGCTACTCAAATTTGAATTAAACCCTAATACACCGACTAGATTATCTAAAGAGTCAAAAAAGCTGAAAGCTAATAGTTCAACCCAATTTAAAGTCGATTTTCTAACTCCTAAAGCGAAAGGAATATTTACGTCGTTTATTCCCTTAATCGTTACTAAATCTTGATTAATTACGTTTAAAGGTTCTGTCGAATATTCTGCGTCTGTTGGATCAAAAAAGTCTAAAGTATGTAAATCACTATAATCGACTTGATAATGGATATAAGTACGTTTCCACGCTTCGTCGGTGTTTAATTGGTATTCGTTTGCTCTATTGTCTTGATCCGTTAAACTAGGTATCAACGTATTTGTTGTTAGTATTTGCCAATAGTCCCTACGTTCAATTTGTACTTTACCTTGATATACTTTCGTCCTAGCATTAAACCAAAGTTCGACAGCATTAATCAACTCGCCAAGCGTACTTACTGAGTCTTGTGCTGTTGGATAACCCTTAGTAAAACTAAAGTCTAAATCATTTTGTAAAAAGTTAAAAATACTTTTTTTGTCCTTTGTCAAAGGTACGGGCATTAAAGTCATTTTTTTATTCTCTTCTAATAAATTAGACTCTAAAGTAAACCCTAAATAATCGCAACCTTTTTTTATTAATTCCTGAATAGTTACCCCTAAATATTTTCTAACTTTTGGATAAACTAATTCAAACATTTGATCGCCTAATTTTTTAATCGCTACGACTATCGCAATAGTGTAAGCTAATTGGGCGGCTACCTGAATAGACAAAGATATAATTTCACCCAAAGGTGGAACGGGGGGTACTCCTACGTTTGGAGTTACAGCCTCTACCAAATTTGCTATTGCTGTCGCTAAATCTTTTACCGATTGTATCAACTCTTTTGTCATTACAAATAAAGCGATTGACAAATTAAGCCCCATTTCAGGTATATTGTCAGGAATAATCAAATAAGGAATATTAAAAAGATCAAAATTTACTCCTTTGTCAGCCATTAATTCAAAACTTAACCCCTCAGCCTTTTCAAAAAATAGATCTTTACCCATTCTTTTTTTAATTTTAACCTCAATATCGTACGTTTTAAATAAAGTTTGATCCGTCAAGTCAACGTAATACTCTAAATTAACTCCACCGTCTGTTATGATATTATACGGAATACCCTCAAAAACTCCCTGAGTAGCAATATGACTTTGTATAATATCCATAGCCTCACGAGGTAATTTTATTTTGTCCGTATCAATACTTAATATTTCAGGGTTTCCCGAAAAGTCCGTATTTAAGCCGATTTCGAGGACGTTTCTAGGCGATACCTCAATATTGTTTAAAAAGTGCCTCATATCTCTTTAATTTACCCTATAACGGTTATAAATTTTAGTATTTCCTTCTTTTTTTTGTCTAGTTATTGACATTACGCCCCCGATAATCTCTTCTAGTTCGATATTAGTTTCAGGTTTGTTTTTTATTGTATTCTCTAAAGAGTCCAATTTTTTAAGTAAAAGTTGATTTTCTGCGTTTATCATGTTATTTGTACCGTCCGTCATTCCACTAACTATAAGACCGTTTTGATATTGATAGGCTAACTGTGAAAGATCCTCGTTTGTCATTCCACCAACTAATTTGTTTTGATCTTTTGTCAATACCCTTTCGTTAGGGTGCAAAATAGCTTGAAAACCGCCTTTTCCGTCTATACCTCTACCGTTTGCCCCTGTATCTTCAGTTCCGTCAGCAAAAGCGGGTAAACTCTTAATAAATTCAGTTAGCAAAACCGTATCTGTAATAGTTTTCGCTAAAGGGTTTTTTACGTTTGGGTTTGCTGAGTTCGTAATATAGCTTTGTAAAACTGAGGACGCTAATTGTACCCGCTGTTTTCGTTTCTCTTCTTTTTCCTTTCTCAAATTAGCCTCTGCGATTAGTTTACTTTCAACCGCTAAACTCTCTTTCGCTGTAATATTACCGTTCTTTGCAAGTTCTACATAACTATCGTAACGTTTCTTAGCCATGTCAATCTCTTCTTGAATTTTAGCAATTCTTTTATCGGCTAACTCATTATAAGCGTTCGTAAGTCCCTGAATTATTGCCAACTCCTGATCCGCTAAACTCTTTTTGTCGTTTATTGTTTGTTCGTCAAATTTTAGGGTTTCTTGCCTTTTCAACTCTTCTAATTGTATTTCTAGGTCTAAAGTTTTTAACCCCGCTTTTTTATACGCTTCAATCTTTTTTTCTAGCTGTTCAATTTCAAAGTCTAACATATCATTTGCAACCTCTTCATTCGTCTTTTTTGTTTTTAACAAATTAAGTTTAAATTCCTTTTGCTGTCTAGCGTAAACCCCTTCGATTGTTGCTTGTACATTGTTGTCGACCTCAGCTAATTTTAACGCAGTATCTTTTTTAGCTTCAATTATTTTTACGTTTTTTTCCTTATCCATGAAAACAAAACTTTCATTTAAGGACTTATTCGCAATTATTTCAGCCTCGTCAATAACGTCTAATTCTATTTGTAAGTTAGCTTCAATTTTTGCCTTTTCGTCGGCTGTTAATTTGTCCTGAGCCAATAATTTTGTCGCTTGTGATTGTATTTTCTCGCGTTCTTTTTTAAACCTTTCGTCTAGTTTTTGGCTTTCTACTCCCTTAATATATTCGTTCGTCCTCTCTATACCCTCTAAAACTAATTTTTGACGTTTATTAATAAGATCTTTTAATTTACTTTCGTCAAAGTCAATACCCAAGGCAATATTTTCAGACTGTTGTTTTTCTTGTATTTTTATGTCTTTGTCAATATCTTTTATTTGCGTTTGATTTGTAAGTTTGAAAAAATTCTCTTCGAGTTTATTTCTATTTTCTAATAAGTCGTTTTGTTCTTTTAAAATGTCTACCGATCTGTTTAGTATTGTATTCCTTCCTTTTTCTGTTTTAGCCCCCTTTTCGCTATGACTATTATTTTTTTCGATATCCTTATTTTGCTTATCTCTTAACGCGATTTCGTCCTCCAATATCTTTATATTTCCGATTAGTATTGTATTTCTTTTTAACTCAGCGTCAGTCGCCCTTTTGACAGTTTGTGAATGTTGGAGATCTAAACTAGCCTGAGTCGTAGCCCTACCGCCCATATTATCGATACGGTTTTGGTGGAATTTCATCATACCTTGATCCTGATTAGCTAAAGCCTTGTTAAAAAGTTTCTCTTCGGCTGTTATTTTATCATTTATTGCCTTTGCTTCCGCCTCTGTTGATACTATACGAATTTTATGTGCGTCTTTGACATTTTCTAGCATTTCAGACTCCGCCCCGATCTGTGCCTCAGCCAACGCAATATTATCCTCTAACAATCGTTTTCCCGTCGCCAAATTACTTTTTAGTTGCCCCGCTGACAAAGCCGAAACAGAAATAACATTTTTCGCTAATTTTTCCGCGTCTTTGCTATATTTCCCCCTGAGTTCTCCGTAAATGCTCATCTCTTCGTTATTCGAATTTAAGGCTTTTGTTTCTTTGTTTAATGCGTCGGTGCTGTCGTCCGTATTACCCACAAAGTCCCAAAGCAAAGAAACCGCAGTCGCCACCATACTAATAAAACCCGCTAAAGGTATTGTTTTTATAGCGTTTCCCATTCTTTTAAAGCCTATTGACGCCCCCCTAGTCCCTTTAGTCATTAAGCCTAAAGTTTTTACCATTCCTCGCATTTTTGAAACTAGACCAAGCCCTATAAATTTACCCGTTTCTTTGTTTACTAATTTTAAAGATATTCTATAAGACAACCAACCTAAACCGACAGCCTTTAAAACTTTAAAAATATTCCCTAAATTGTCAGCAATAAAACGTAAACTATGTCTTATCTTTTCGCCTACGCCTCCCGCTTCGTCCATAGAAAGTATAAGCCCTTGCCATGCAGACTTTAAAAGGTCTATTGATCCGCCCAAAGTTTGCATTTGCATATCTGCCATTTCCTTAGTCGATCCTTTTGCGTCGTCTAAGCCCTCAGTTAATTTGGCTACTTGATCTCTATTATTAGCCAAAACAACACCCAAAGTCGCCCCTCTAGTGCCAAATAACTCCATAGCTTCGCCCGTTTGGTCTGTTGAACTTGCAATCTGTTCTAAAGCCTCGTCAAAAGTTAACCCCGCTTTATTAGACTTTAAAAACATATTTCTCAGCCCCGTTCCCGCTGTACTTGCGTCGATCCCCCTATCCGTTAAAGTACCTATTAAGGCTGTCGTTTCTTCGATAGTTTTACCCGCTAAATTTGCAACGGGGGCAACGGACGCCATAGCTGTTGCAAATTTCGACATATCTAAACTTGAAGTCGTGAATGACTTACTCATTACGTCTGTAACTCTCTGAGTTTCAGAAACATCAAGACCGAAACCTCTCATAGTTGCCCCAACTATTGTCGCTGTTTCCCCAAGTTCTGAACCCGTCGCACCCGCTAAATCTAAGGTCGATTGAGTCATTCCTTCGATCTGTTCTTGCGTAAAGCCTAATTTTGCGAACTCTAATTGTAATTCGCTAACCTCAGACGCAGTAAATCTAGTCGTTGCCCCTAGTTCTTTCGACTGTTCTGTTAAGGCTTTCATTTGATCCCTAGAAACCCCTAAAACAGACGCTAAATTTGCCTGAGCCTGATCGAAGTCCTTCATAACATTAAACACGTCCCGAATAATCATAGCCCCGCCCATAGCTAGTCCCAAAGAGGCAAAACCGCTACTTAATTTTCCTAAAGCCCCTCTATAATTACCGACATTTCTGAAATTGTCGCCAACTCTTCTATCTAATTTTTTGAGGGCTTTGTCGCCTTTCTGTGCTGACCTTGTTACTCTATTAAATGACGTTGAAAGTTGTCGATATGCCTTTGTATTTTTCTTACCTGACGACTCTAGTTTCAGCATTTCAGCCCCTAGTCTTTTACTCTCGTTTTTCTGATCTCTCGTTTTTATTACAAGTTGCTTATAAGCATTATTTTGATCTTTTAAACCCTTAGTTCTTTTTGCCTCAGTTTTTGCTAGTCTTTCGCTTTCAACTCGTACCTTTTTTTCGGTATTCATTTGCTGTTGTAAAGCCTTTTGACGTTGCTGTTCTACTTTATAAATTTCTTGTTCTGCTTGTTTCTGAACTTTTAAAGCCTCAGCCTTTGCCTTGTCTAGCTTTACAGACTCAGTCATGGTAGCATTCATTTTACTAACTGAAGTATTAAGTTTCGTAAGTCCTGAAACCGTTTTATCTAAAGGTGATGAAAGATCCGTTTTTATAACCTCAGCGGTTTTTTTTAAACTTTTATTTAAAGAGTTTATTTTTGTTACTGTTTTTTTTGCCGAGTCCCTAATCTCTTTATAAAGGTCTTTTTCAGCTATCTCCGACCTTTTTATTTGCTTTGCCATACTCTTCGATTAATATAAAATATTCTTTTACGCTTGTTTTTTTTTGATCCACTTTGTACCCTAGAAACTTACTTAACCACATTAAAACAACCTCTAATTTTTGTCCGTCCCCGAAATAAACCTCTAAACTTTTTATTTTTGCGTTTTGTAGTTCAATTTCAGTTTTTTTAAAAGCCTCTTTTGTCATAACATATTCGGCTTGTAAAATAGCCTTTTTTTTACATAACAATAAATATTTTTCATACTGTTTGCTAAGTCCAAAATAAGCCAAATATTCGTCATAAAGTTTTACCCATGTTTCCTGATCTTTTTTTTCGTTTCCGTTTTTTCCTACCCTAGTAAATTTAAACTCCCCTTTATTACATTTTATCCAATTATACAACGGAAAGTCGCTAATTGACTCCCAATATTCGTCGGGCGTACTTAATGTAGTTTTCTTTAACCATTTGAGCATAAAGTTCTAAGTTTTTTTGCGTTAGTCCTAGTATATCAATAGTCCACCAATCCTGATCCGTCATTTTCTGAAAGTCAGCCTCGATAACTATTGAGTCTTTTAAAACAACAACATACATAGACCTATAAAACTCGCCCGTATCGTCTAAAGTATAATGATCCCCCTCAGCCTTTCGTCCCCTTGTTATCATGTCTGTAACAGCCGAATAATAACCTATAACGCTTTCGTTTTCATCTATTCCCTTTTGAGTTAATTGATTAATACGAATAAGATCTAAAATACTTTTTTTAACTAGATTGTCGTTCGCTTCAAACCACGCTACACTATCGAATAAAACGTTAACTTTTTTCATGTGTTCGTCTATTGCAGTTTCGCCAATCATTATTTTTTTTGTTGTTCTTTTGGTGTTGAATATTAAAAAAAAAGAGGGCTAATTTCTCAGCCCTCTTAATTCTCATTTTTTTGAGGCTTTTTTCTTTTTGCCTTTTGGGTTTGCTAAGTCATAAGCCCGTCCCACTATATTTTTATCGATTTTTTTAAAGATCTCCTGAGCCTCTTTTTTCGATAATTTTTTTAGTGTGCTAGTCTTAAAACTAACTTTTCCAATAGTTATGCTATCCATTACGACGCAATACCTTGTCTGCTACCTTCAAAACCGTCTTTAGTTACCTCTATTTTAACTACATCAGAAACAGATACAGTACCCGAAACAGAATAATCTAAAACGTATGTCCCGTCAGGGTTTTCAGTTACGTTGTCAGGAGTAAAAGATAACGACTGAGTAACGTTAGTAACTAACCAATCAGTCGGCAAAATTGCACCTTGATAGATTATTTTTTCTAACGCAGTTCCATAGTCAAATGAAGCCTCAAAAGTTGCGTCAGTAGTCGTTACAACTAAGTTTAATAAGTTAACATCGATTAAACCTTCTAAGCTACCAAAATCAAGTCCCGCCTCAGCCTCGGTAATCATGTACATAGTTGACTCATCAAATAATCTGTTAAAGTCGAAACCTAACATAATTTTTTGAGTAGTCGAGTCAGTAGCAAACATGAATTTCGGATCCCACGAAGGGTTATCTACGGGAATAGGGTATAAGAAACCGTCAACCTCTGAACCAATTAAGTTTCCGTTTACATCAACGATATACATTCCAAAGTCAACACATCTACTTTTTTGCAATTTTCCTAAAAAAGTAGGCGTTGAGTCCTCAGCCCATAATTCCCCCGTAAAAGATCTTTTACCTTGTCTTAAAAATACTTGACGTCCCGAGTTAGCCTCTTCGAATAAAGAGTCAGCCTTCGGAAGTTCAACATTTTCAAAAGCGGGTATTGGAAACCAACGTTTACTCGCGTCTGCTTCATTTACCAACCCACTAAAAGAAGGTAGGGGCGCAGATAAATCTAAGCCATTTTTTGTTCCGTCATTTGCCGATATAGGCACTAATATCATAGAACTTGTTATACCAAACAATGGTACACAATTCGGGCGTCCCGTATTGGATAAACCCGCATTACAATCACAACCAATCATATTTTTTGTTTTTTAATTTTTAACATTTACAATTTACTTTATATCGGGTTAGAGTAATTTCTAGTGCAATACCCGATAGATTTGCGTCTAGTATGTTTTGAAAAACACCGTTTTCTTGCTCTACTCCAAAGCGAGAAAATGTTTTATATCTGTAATTTTCGACTGTTTGATATTCACGAATACCCTCAGTAGTTTTTAAAAATTCAGTCATTAATTTTTGCATAGGCTTTACGACCTGATCTCGATGCTGTTTTGTATAATATTGCGACGG